GCTAAACAATTTAATCTAATGTACAACAATCCTCAAATTAAAATATGTGGTGGACAAGTTCAAATGTTCGATGATAACGGTATCAGGGGCACATCCAATCATCAATCAATAACTTGGGAACAATATAAACAAAATATTAGCCATTGGTTTATCAATCATCCAACAGTATGTTATAGAAAAGAGGCTATTTTGGAAGCGGGAAATTATAATGCAGATTTAAGAAATAAAGATGGCGATGATGATTTATCTCATGACTTTGAATTAGAGCTACGTATGTTAAAAAAATATGGTTATATACACAATTTTTCAGAAGTGTTATTGCATTATAGAATTCATAAAAATCAAGTGACATTTAAGGGTGGTAAAAGTGGCAGTTCGTTTTGGGATAAAATTAGAAAGAATATTATTGTAAAATTTATTAATGATTAATTTATTTAACAACATATTATTATATTTATTTAATGCAATATTTACGTTATGAATCTACTATAGACACTTTTAATATGTCATCAATGCGTAGTAAAAGTATGTGTAATTTTTCAGAATGGGCATCTAAACATATATTTAAACATTACAAAAAAAAATATTATGTTGCGATCATGGTCAAATAAACATGCAATCAACTGTGTGTAAAACAGTTAATCCATATTTTAAATATAATAATAAGGCATTTTTACATTTTCAATTAAAAGACAATACAAATGAAACAATTTTAAATGTATTAAAAGAAATACGTAACATGACAGTCATTTTTAAACAGGATGGTACTCCTATATATAATATCAATATGCATTTAAATATGATATTAATGAAAGAGTATGATCAATATATGACGGTAATTGATGTCGAATCTTTAAAATTACAATATGGTGAAGAAACATTAAATGATATGGTATATAAAACCATTGATAATAAAGTAATTTTAAACAGTAAATATATTTTTGATGATAATGGAAAATATTATTTAGATGTACCGTTATTAGAAGAGTTTTATGCATATGGAAGAAAAATGTCAACATTACTTTATCATGGTGCACAATACATAATACAGATCATTGTAATAGAACTCATGATAATGAATATAATAAAATAAATTTCACACAACATAATAAAAGTCACTATGATGAATCTTTAGTAATGAGTGCATGTTCTACATCTCATATTGCTACTGACAATATTAACAACATAAAAATTCACACAAATCATTGCAAATTTATATTTATTATAGTGCATAAGAATGATGTCATATCAAAATTAACAAATATTTCATACACAACTCATTATGGTGATAAATGTTTGACCATTGTGTTACCTATTGATAATGCAATAATATATGAAAATGATGACACAATAACCTATGGCTATAGCACTAATCCCCAATATAATATGAACAATTGGTCATGTTGCAAGACCGAAAATATAGATCGATCCACTTTTAAATATACTTTTCATCATATCAACACCTTGACATTAACATATGATACCAGTTCTAAACCAATACATTTTAAAACAATTGTGATCACACAAAATATACAAAAGTTTGGCAGTGGTATGACTGGCTTAGCTTTTAGAACATGGGATTAATCTTATTAATTTATCAATCATCCAACAGTATGTTATAGAAAAGAGGCTATTTTGGAAGCGGGAAATTATGATGTAGATAATAGAGCCATGGTTGAAGATTTTGAATTAGAATTACGTATGTTGAAAAAGTTTGGTTATATTCATAACATGGAAGATATATTATTAAAATATAGAATTCATGAGAATCAAGTTACATTTAATGGTGGTATTAAAGGATCTGAATATTGGATGAATATAAGAAATAAGATTATAGTCAACCTTATTAATAATTAATTAACAAGTTTTCTGTATTTTTACTATATCATTAAATAATTTTTTATTTTGTAATGGTACAATTTCTGTACCAATATTTTTAAATGTTAATGATGGTGTCTCTTCATTAATTACTTTTTGTGATATACCGTAATACATTTCATATTTAGCTGCACTAGGACCATGACTAATTTTTGTTTTATCTACTTTTAATAATTTAATTACTTTATTAAGGGTTGCTTCATCAGAACAATCAATTTCCATATACAGACATGAATTTATTTAATAAAGGTGATCATTTGTGTCTAAATAATACCCGATATTTGCACAATTATACAATAAATAGCATAGAATTAACATTTGATAATGTTGATGAACCAACATATTTTAATGCAACATATATTGATTCTCAATATAAAGCAATATAAGTTTAATTACTGAACATCCCAGCAGCATAACTATGTGGGATTGCGGGACGATTGAATTGCAATGAAAAACTTTTTTTAATATCTTTAATATCTTGTACACATAATATTTCACCACATATAACTTCATCAAATTGTATATATATCATATCAATCATAATAGATGAAAAATAAGTTTCGTCGCTTATATTAACTTGATTTAATGATGACATTATGTCAGTGCAAAAACCATATACTATTTTATCATCGAAATTATATTCTTTTATATTTTCTAATGGAATATTTATTTTTTCACAATTATAATATAAACTAATTTTGGTAATATTTGATGTTGGTTGAGTTAATTTATTAACAGATACGAATACATATTTTATATATTTGGGTATCAAGTCAACTGCCGGTATTAAATCGTCAGTAAAGTGTATGTCACATCCACCAAATGTAACTATAATAGATTTTGGATCGCATCCGGGATCATTAAAATTGTTAAATTGTTTACTATTCAAACAATTTAATCTACTGCTATCACTAACAAGTGTTTCATTGGTAACTGTAATTTCTTCAAATCCAATAAACATACTATGTACATTAAAATTTTCTGTTAAAATAGTGTGCTCAAAAGTATTAAATTTATATGACAAATTATAAAAACCAATGCCATTATTGTCACCGCATGTATAAAAGTTTTCTAATAATGGTATATCTAAATAATATTTAGCAGTTTTATTAAATATATATTTATGATTAATAATATAACCATCATCAGTATTTTGACGAATTGTTGAATCTAAAGTTTCTTGGCCATATTTTTCCAATAATTCGTCAACATTTAAAAGTTGTATTTCTTGACCATACTCTTTCATCAAAATTATGTTTAGCCCCAAGTTAATGGCATAAGGTTTAGAACCAATTGTAGCACAATGTAATGTCATGTGCATAATATTATTAATTAATTCGTCCAAATTATCATCATTATGTAATTTAAATCTAATAAAACCCTTTTTATAATTAGTTTTCAGACAACCAAAATTATATACTAATTCTGAATTGTCATACATGGCATAGGATGATCTTTAAATTGTGTCCACATCAGAATATAATGATATGATGGTGGATTCATCGGTTAACAGACAAGGTTCGTCAGTATTTACTTTATTATTTATATATTGAAATAATTGCTCATCCATTAACTAATATTATTATGTTATATTTAAGTTATTATCATTTAATAGAATGTTTCTTAATATATTAAATGGAAGAATGTTTTACTTTAGAAAATGACAATGATTTTATTAATTGTACAAATGTTAAACATGACGCATATATTAATATATTGGAGAGAGCACGCTTTACTATTGATTTACAATTATTATGTGATGGTACAGACAATCGTATATTTAATGATTTTGATGATTATAGAAAAGGATTTGTTCGAATTGAATTACCAGATGATAAATATGAGACACAAATGAATGCGTTAAACAGTATTGAAAAATTAGTTGTGATATTTAATTTGAAAGATAAATCGTGTGTACGTATTTGCATGGCATTAAATATGTGTTTAATAAAACAAATTGGTAAACAAATTGAAGTTATAGATACGGAATTATTTTTACAACAACATACAGAAGAAGAAATATATAATTTAATACGTAAAGAAGAAAATGGTAAAATAATTTATAATAGTAAATATGTATTTGCCAATAAAAAAACATATTATTTAGATATACCATTATTCGATGAGTTTTATTATGATCTTGATAAATTTAGTGGTAACAAAAATATTACCATGGTTTGTTGCGAACATGGTAATATTAAAGAAAAATTTGAAATCATCGTCAAATTTGAGGAAAATATTGTTAATACAATGAAGGGAACAATGGCATTACAAGAATTAATACCATTCAATACGACAACTTTTATAGATGGTGAAATAGATACCAATTCATGGGATGTTCCCATAGATATGAACAGGTGTAAATACGTATATGTTATATTATATAGAAATGAAGATGATATATGTTCATTACAAAATGCAAAAGTTACTCAAGTTAATTATAATACTCGTACAAAGCACACAATTGAGACGGAAAATATGAATATATTTAATTTGAATAATGCGATTGTATATGCGATTAGTATCAAAAAGGATACCGATATGAATTTATTTAGTTTGGAAACTCATAAGTCACACTATTTCACCGATAATAGTGAGTTACATAAATTGACAATAAATTTTAATGATATTGTTAATCCGATTAAAGTTAAATTAATACATGTATTTGATGCTTTTACTATTACTTAAAATTCAAATTCTTCGAAATTATTCTCAGCTCCCTGATATTCACTAATTAACTTTAGAGCATCATGATATGATTCATAATGCTTTACCATTGCATTCTCAATTACCGCAGGAATAATACGAACATTAGTGTCAATTGTACTTTTAATCAGAGATAATGTAATACTATCGTCATTATAGAAATTTGACATCATATCAAAGATCTGTTGATGAGTTGCGTAATTGAAGAATATTTTGTCATCAACACGTCCATCACGAGTTAATGCCTTGTCCAAGATCTTTGGTCTATTCGTGGTCATAATGAGCATCATGCCGTGATTATTCTGCACACCATCAATTTGATTAAGAAGTCCGGATAAAGTGAGTTTGCTCTTCTCTGGTGCCTTAATAGTGGTAATACCAGGTATTTCTTCCTTGACAGGTTCCTTTGCAGCTTCTTCCCTCTCTTTCTGTAAAAGTTGTCTATCGTGAGCAATATCTCCCTGGGCATCAATATCTTCGATAACTAGAACTAGATCCTTGAATTCAAGCTTACCTAGGAGTGTGGCTAATTCGGCATCATCTTTGATCATTGAAAGATTTACAAAATAAATATGCTTTTGGAGTTCATAACTAATTGCCTTAATCATAGATGTCTTTCCGGTGCCAGGAGGACCGTAAAAGAGATAAGATTTCTTGTATGGGATACCTCTATCAGAATACCACTTTTCATTATCATTAAAATATGTTAATGACTTTTGAATATTCTTTTGTTCATTATTATGTAAGATAACTGTATTAATTCTTCTCTTGTTTCTATCAACACTAGTTTCTGTCCATGCACCACCTCTATGATTGAAAATCTTTTGGGTCCATACTTCATCAATCTTTGATTTAGCATACATATTTAGAACATAATTGGATAATTCGGTAATTAGTTCATCAGTGCAATCATATGTCCATAGGAGCAACTTGTAATTCTTTTTCTTAATTTCGCCACCAGGACCATATAGAACATCATTGAATTCTGTTTTAGAATAATTAAACGTAAATGTTTCATAACAAAATTCGGTTTCAACATCATTTGGTACTGCTTGTTGAATATTGTATTCGGTTTCAACCTTGGTAGCCGCAACCTGTTTATTCATC